TCCTTGATGTCATGCGCAAGAGTGCGCAGGGCGGCTTACTGATGGAAAAGTCAGCCGTTGAGGACATCAACCAGTTTGAACAGTCTTACACCGGCAATGGTACGACGTGGGTTGAAGACGGCGCGCTGGCAAACAAGCGCGTGCAGGAAAAGACCCCACCTCAGTATCCGCAGGGCATGGACAGGCTGATGGAGGTTGCGGTCACGTCTATTCGTGACACGACCGGCATCAATCAGGAAATGCTAGGCCTTGCGGGGCGTGAGCAAGCGGGCGTGCTTGAACACCAGCGCAAGCAAGCAGCCATGGGCATCCTTGCCCCGTTCTTTGACTCGCGCACCCGCTATCACCATGAGCAGGGCAAGCTTTTGCTCCAGATGATGAAGCTTTACATTTCCGAAGGCCAGCTTATCAGGATTGTGGGTAAGGATGGATCGCCTGAGTATGTACCCCTCGTGTTCAAAGATGACACGATTGAGTATGACGTGATTGTGGATGAAGCGCCGACAAGCCCGAACCAAAAGACGGCTGTCTTCCAGATCATGATGCAGCTGCTCCCTGTGCTGTCGCAAGCGGACCTTCCGGCATCGTTCTGGAGTGAGTTTGCCATTTACAGCCCATTACCTGCCTCTATGGCTCAAAAGCTGGCTGCGGCGCTTAATCAGGCTGAACAGAGCAATCAAGAGGCTGAACAGGCACAGGCGCAAATGCAGCAGCAAATTGGCCAGATGCAAATGCAGCTTGAAGGCATGGTCAGGGAATCGGAGGCCAACCGTAACAATGCCTCTGCTGAGCATTCCAAGGCGCAAGCGGGCAATATCATGGCCGATGCGCAACGGACACAAGTCGAGACGCAAACCGGCGCTATTCAGTCTCAGTTCGATACTGAGGAGGCGGCATCTAAGATACGGCTGAATAATGCCAAGGCTGGAGAATCTATGGCGAAGACGATTGAAATGATCAATGGAGGCGGAGAATGAGCGAAACTGTAGATGCGCAATCACAGCGCGACACGAGCCCGACAGCAATTGAGCTTGCTAAAGAAAAGTTGCGTGATGAGCGTGGCAAAGTGGCGGAAAAGTTGGCAACCGTGCTTCATTTTTTTAATGAGAGAGCCATTCAGCGTCCTGAGCTTCATGAGGCCGCAATCAAAATTATTGACGAATATGCTTATTTAGTGGAGGGCAAATAATGGTTACTGAGACAGAAGGCCAATCCTACGAGGAGGAAAACGACACCGACACCGGTGTGGAAACTGACGAGGATGAAGGGGAAGGCGATGAGGAACAGCCAGAAGCTAGCGCAGAGCCTGAGATCGATTACAAGGCCAAGTATGCCGAACTCGACAAGATTAACGCTGACAAGGCCAAGGCTTTAAATGGCGAGCGCGCCCGTCGAGCCAGCGCAGAGCGACGCCTTCTGGCAATGGAAAATGAGCTAAAGGCCCTCAAGACACCTAAGCTTGACATTCCCGATCCAGCAGAAGACCCCATCGGCGCTTTGGAGGCCCTTACCAAGCTTGTTAACGAGCAGAACAAGCCAAAGGGCCTTGACCCCAAGGAACAGCATCAGGCGCGTGTGACCGAGCTTCAAACCATGGAGGCCGAATACGCGGCGGAAAACCCCGACTACACCGAGGCGTCAACTTTCTTTGGCCAGCACCTACGTGAAGAGCTGGAAACCAAGGGCTATTCAGGGGCCGAGCTTGACACCGAGTTTGGCGCTCAATTGATCAAACTGGTGGAGCGTGCCGAGAAGGCTGGTAAACATCCCGGCGATGTGGTTATGGAGTTGGCCCTCAAAAATGGCTTTAATAAGCAAAAAGTTGACAAAGGCGTTGAAAAAGTAAATACAATGAAAGCAGCCAAGGCCGCATCTGCGTCTATTGGCAACGCGCCCTCTGTAGGTAATCGCAATCTAACGGTCGAATACGTCAATTCTCTGCCCATGGGGCCTGAAAAGACAGCGGCTCGTGAAAAGCTATTTGCGATGGCTAAGCGAGAAGAGCGCCGGGCGTAATCCCCACGAACGGGGAGCGGCGAAAGCCTCGTAGGCCTCCACGAACGGGGGCGCGGTGAGCAATCACCTCGTCACCCCTTTCACATATGGAGGCCTTAAATGGCATTTACATCCTACGGCGTTAACGCTCCCGAAGCCGTCAAGCTTTGGTCCGAAACCCTCTTCGAAGAAGCCCTGAAAGCCACTTGGTTCGACAAGTTCATTGGCGACTCGGATTCCTCGATCATTCAGCGCAAATCGAACTTCAAGAAGAACGCGGGCGACCGCCTGACCGTTACGCTGCGTATGCAGTTGACCGGTGATGGCGTCCTCGGCGATGCGACCCTTGAAGGCAACGAAGAAGCCCTCACCACCTACACCGACAACCTTCTGATTGACCAGCTCCGCCATGCTGTCCGCTCCGGTGGCAAGATGACTGAGCACCGTATTCCGTGGTCGATCCGTGAGGAAGCCAAGGACGGTCTGCGCGACTGGTGGGCTAACCGCTTCGACACGGTTATGTTCAATCAACTGGCTGGCGTTACCTACGTCACTGATGCGCGCTACACCGGCAACAATGCGATTATCGCTCCTGCCGCTACCCGCATCTATCGCCCGAATGCACGCGCCAATGACCAATCGCTGACGACCGGCGATGAAATGAACCTGCAACTGATCGACGTTCTCGTTGCTCAGGCCAAGACGGCGACCCCTGTTTTCCGCCCGATCAACTGGAAGGGCAAGCAGTATTACGCTCTCGTGCTGCATCCGTTCCAGGTTCAACAACTGCGCACCAACACCTCGACGGGCCAATGGCTTGATATCCAAAAGGCCGCAATGACCGGTGGTATGATTTCGGACAACCCGATCTTTACCGGCGCTCTCGGTGTCTACAACGGCGTTGTGCTGTTTGAAGACGTTCGCGTTCCGCAAGGCGTCAACTCCTCGACCGGCGCTGCTGTGGCCAATACCCGCCGCGCTGTCTTCCTTGGCGCTCAGGCTGGTATCCTTGGCTTTGGCAAGGGCATGGGTGAGTCGTCTATGGACTGGAACGAAGAACTGTTCGACTACGGCAACCAGTTGGGTGTCTCGGCAGGCTCTATCTTCGGGTTCAAGAAGACCGTCTTCAACTCGCTGGACTTCGCTACTTACGTCCTCGCCACCTACACCCTTTAAGGAGCAAGTCACATGACTACGACTGCACGTAAAATCCATCAGTATGTGCCGAACGTTATCGGCCTTACTGTCAACTGGAATACAGCCGGTATCGTTACCGGTGTTGAGTTCCCCAACCGCATCCCTGCCGGTGCGATCATCGACAATGTGACGGTGATTAACGATGTGGCCTTCAACGGCACGACCTCGGTTGTGCTGAATGTGGGCTACACCTTGACCGGCAACGAACTTGTCTCGGCTCTGGATGTGCGCACCGCTCGTTCACGCTCTGACACGGCTGTCGCTATCGCCTCCAACCCTTACCGCTCGGCTGACACGCAACTGTTCGCCTCGCTGGTGTTTGGCGGCACTGTTGGCACGGCTGGTACGGCCTACATCATCGTGGAATACTTCACGAGCGTAGGTTAATGATACCGGGGAGGGCTTCGGCTCTCCCCACTTTCTCAAAGGTGATGAATGGCTAATTTAGGCGATCTGAAAACACGCATCATCACTGAGGTAAACCGCGACGATTTGCGGGACGATCTGGCCGCAGAGCTTGATACACTTATCGCTCAGGCCATTGATTATTATGCCATTACCCCATTTTGGTTCAACACCTTCACCCGCACGGATATATCAGCCGTAGCGGGCTCTCAGTTTGTCACGATTCCAGACAATGTCAGGGATGTACAGGCCGTTTGGGTGCTGATCGGCGGCACGCGCTACATCATGAAGAAGCAGCCAGAGCAGCGCATTATCTCGCTCTACACGACGCCGATTAATGGCCAGCCGACCGACTTCTCCATGATCAACCAGACCCTTCACGTATGGCCAACGCCTAACGTAGCCTACCCCATGATTTGGGAGGTTGTGCAGGATGTTTCCCCGGCGCTTGATTACAGCGACAATACGTCCTCAAATGAATGGACAAATATCGGCCAACCCTTGATTAAGGCCTACGTTAAAAAGATGCTCTATCGTGATCAGTTCCGCGATGCGGACGGCATGCAGATGGCGGCTAATGACGAGCAAGAGGCCTATCGTAAGCTTCGGGGTGAAAGCAATATGCGCGTGGCTACAGGTCGGATGGCAGCATCATGGTAGTTGTACATTATGCCAAGCCGGTTCTAGAGCCCGATACGCCTGAATGGTTCAAGCGCTGGTATCTGCGCGCCCTACAGTTCTTTTGGCCACTGACTCCCTCTAGGCCGCAACCCCTTTACCACCTTCCAACCGCTGACTTACCGTCTGCCGCTGATTACCCATACTGCATCATGTTTGACGAGACATTGGGTGCGGTAATCTTTAGCGACGGCGCAACCTGGAGCCCGATTTAACCTTGGCAAACTCATATACTTTAAGGTTGCGTTTCGTAACTCAAGCAACCGGAGATAATCTGAACGTCTGGGGCGCGACCCTGAACAGCCAAGCCATCGCCATGATGGACGAAGCTGTCGCGGGCGTGTCCTCATTTACCCTGTCCGGCGCAAAGGTCTTGACGTCTGCCAATGGCGCGTCGGATGAATCGCGCAGGGCTGTTCTAAATATCACAGGCGGTACTGGGGGAACTGTGACCGCACCTAGCGTAACCAAGGCCTATCTGGTGCGCAACGCAACAAGCGGAAATGTTATTGTCACTACGGGCGCGGGGTCTACAGCGGTTATTCCGTCTGGTGATAGCTCCAACGTGTTCTGCGATGGCACTAATTTCTTTCTCGCCAAGGATTATAACTTTGCCGGAGAGCGCATCACGGGTGTAGGCACGCCTACGGCCTCTACGGATGGGGCTACAAAGGCCTATGCCGACGCCGTGCTTGTCTCGGCTAACCAGTACACCGACGCGGTTGCTACGGCCTCCGGCAACCTGCCAAACCAAACCGGTAACTCAGGCAAGACGTTGACGACAAACGGCACGGCTGCGTCATGGGTCACGCTTTCGTCACTTGGCGGCGCTCTCGTGGCCAACAACCTGTCTGACCTGACCAATCTCATTACGGCACGCTCTAACCTGGGCCTTGGCAATTCAGCTACGCGAGACATTGGCACCACATCGGGAACGGTCGCGGCGGGGGACGATTCCCGCATTCTGAACGCCCTGCAAAAGGGGCTTAATCTCGCTGATGTGACAAGCGCATCATCGGCCCGCACAAACCTTGGCTTGGGTGCTGTGGCCACATTCTCAACCCTGCCTGTTGCCAACGGAGGTACGGGCTCAACTACGGCAGCAGCAGCACGTACAGCGCTAGGCCTTGGCACGGCTGCACAACAGAACTCAAGCGCCTTCCTCCAAACGGCCAATAACCTGTCTGACCTAGCCAACATTGCCACGGCCTTAACAACGCTCGGCATGGTTTCGGGTGGTATCGCTGCGGGCTCCTTGGGCACAAGCTCGTTTGGCTTTTCCCTGCAAGACGGTGGCGCGGTCAAGACTATCATTGTCAAGATCGGCATTGTCTCCACGGTAGCGGCTGACACCACGGCAACAGTTACCTTTGCTGCTGCGTTCCCGAATGTTTGCCTTGGCCTATTTCCCTTCACCCGCGTTTCGTCGTTTAGCAGCAGCAACGATACGGCTGCGCAACTCGTAGGAACGCCAACCCGCTTTGGCGGCACCGTGGCCAATCAGGGCATGAATGGCGGGGCCTCGACTATCGATATCCCTTATCTGGCGATTGGTTACTAATGGCCAAGCAAGAATTCAGCATTCCAGCGGGCATAGTGCTTGATGACACCGACCTAGAAATAGGATCGGGCGCTTGGTCGGACTGCGATAAGGTGCGCTTCTGGCGTGGCCAAGGTCAGGTCATCGGCGGATGGGAGCGCTTTAACGAGGGTGTTCTAGACGGTTATTGCCGGTTTATCTATCCGTGGACGAACAACGATGAGCAATTGCTTGTCGGCTTTGGCACGAACACAAGCCTCTATGTCACCTACGGCGGAGGCCTTTACGACATCACGCCTACAACCTTTGTCCCCGGCAACATCAACGGCCTTGGTGGTGCTGGTTATGGCACGGGAGCTTATGGAGCGGGTAACTACGGCGAGCCCACCACAGAGGACACCTTCGCCTTGACATGGTGCATGGCAAACTATGGTGAAAGCCTGATGGCTAATCCTAGGGGGCAAACTATCTTTTGGTGGCAGAACAACACGGGCACGCCTGCCGCGCCCCTGACCAATGCACCTGAAAAAGTGACCTATATGCTTGTCGCTAATACGCGGCAGGTTATGGCCTTTGGCTGCAATGAGGAGGTGTCGGGCGACTTCAACTCTATGGCCATTCGCTATTCAGATATTGAAGACCCCGAAGACTGGACAACGCTTCCGTCAAACAATGCTGGCGAGTTTATCCTAGAGGGCGGCTCTCGTATTGTCGCGGCTAGGCTGATCGGTGATTACATCTTCATCTGGACAGACACGAGCCTGTTCCTAGGCTCCTTTACCGGCGATACGGCGCAGCCATGGACATTTGAGAAGCAGGCCGACCACTGCGGGCTTATGGGGCCTAATGCGGCTGTCGTGGTCAATCAACAGGCCTATTGGCTGACCGGTGATGTGCAGTTTTTCACTTGTACGCTCGGTGGTGCGCCTCAGATCATTGTCTCCCCCATTCAAGCGGAAATGAAAAACAACATCGCCATTATTCAGCATGACAAGGTGGTGGCCTCGTCTCTGTCTACATTTGGCGAGGTCAGGTTTGATTACCCCGATCAACGCGATGATGACGGCGGCATTAAATATCTGTTCCTGGTGGAAGAAGAGGCAAGCGATAGCGATTATCTCGCGGTAGATGAAAGTCCCGATAGCGACTACCTCGCGGTGTCGATCAAACAAGAGGCCGGTGTCGAGTGTTCGCGCTACTTCGCTATGTCAACGCTTGATGGCGCTTGGTCAAAGGGCGTCATGTCCCGCACCTATTATGTTGATGCAGGCCCGCAACAATACCCACTGGCCACTACACCAAGCGGGGTTATCTATTACCATGAGCGCGGCAACTCGGCAGACGGTGCGGCCTTTAGCTGGTATCTGGAAAGCGCTGACCAGTATCTAGGCGATGCAGCAAGCCCGATGATGATGGTGCGCGGCATGTACCCCGACTTCAAGGATCAGCAAGGGCCGGTGTCTATTCAGATGGTGATGAAGAACTACCCACAAGCCAACGAATACACTAAAGGCCCATACGCACTTGAGCCGAACAGAAATCAGCGTACTTTCCAAGCTACAGGACGTGTTATACGTCTTAAGATATCGGGTAACTCATCGCCTACGTTTATGCGCATGGGTAGATTAATTTTCGACATTTTACCTACGGGGTTACAATGAGCCTTATCGATGATCTGAACAGCTTCGGTGCGGAAACGGTTCAAAAGCCCGCGCCGCTTCCCATGCCTGAACTTAAGGACGTGACGCAGGAGGTTCAGCCTATGAATCCGCAATGGGCGCGTTTCCGTGATCAGTTCGCGGAGGCTATGAAGGATAGTTTCTATTCCATTGAAGGCCTTGAGCGCTCCATTGGTCAGGGCAAGTCAATCTTTTTCCCCGGCGTAAAATCGGCCATTGTTGGGGAGCGCCAAGTCTATGAGGGCGGTAAGGTTGTCTTTCAGGTGACGTGGGCCATTGGCGATCTGGAAGAGTTGAAAAACCTGTCGTATGGCGTTGAATCTGTGGCCCGCCTCTTAGGTTGTGCCGAAATGCTGATTGAGGGCCGCGCTGGCTGGCAAAAAGAACTTAAGGCGCTTGGTTACGCCCCATTCTCTGTAACGGTAAGGAAACCCCTGTAATGGGCCTTTCATCGAAAACCCAAAAGACAAGCTCCACCACCACACCGACCAACCCCGGCTGGGTGTCTAGCTCTCTACAGGGCTATAACAGCGGCGTGGACGCTCTGGCTAAGACCGATCCGTCTCAGTACGTCACAGGGCCGTCTAGCCTCCAGCAGCAGGCCTTTACGGGGGCCTCTAACCTGGGCGGCAACTACACGGGGCTCTTGTCGAGCGCTAAGGGGCTCTTGGACGCTAATTCAAATGCCTATGGCAACCCCTACACGCAACAGGTCATTGACTCGTCACTGAACACCTATGATCAACAGGCGGGCATGACCAAGGCGTCAAACGCGGCGGCGGCGGCTAAGAATGGGGCCTTTGGTGGCTCTCGCTATGGCATCCAGCAGGCCCAAACAGATGCAAACCTAGCCAATGGACGTGGAGCCCTGCAATCCGGACTTCTGTCGGATGCTTATGACAAGTCCGTGGCTAATAACCTCGCCACGGCGGGCGCATATAGTGGTCTCGCGGGTCAAACAAGCGCGCTGGACATTAACAAGGTCAACACGCAGGCTAATCTAGGTGGCCAGCAGCGTGACATTGCGCAGCAACAGGCAACCGCTCCGCTCACCCTACAGCAGGTTCTTGGCCAATTGTACGGCCAGGGTCAATACGGCCTGTTCCAAGGCAATACGCAAACCGGCAAAGCATCTCAAGACCCGTCAACCATGGATCAGATCGGCACGGCCATTCAAACGGCTGGCAATCTGGCCACGCTGTTTTCAGATCGGCGCTTGAAAGAAAACATCGAGTACATCGGGACACACAAGGGCCGCAAGTGGTATAATTACAACTACCTGTGGTCACCTGAAAAGCACACTGGCGTCATGGCTGATGAAAACCCTGACATTGCTATTGAGGGGCCAAATGGCTTCAAAATGATTAACTACGGCATGGTGTGATGGGCCTTTTTAGCAGCATATTTAAAGGGCCCCCTATAAGCTCCACTATGTACGGAGCGCCAAGGGGGTTGCGCCGTGACGGAACGGTTGACCTTTACAATAGGCCGCAAGTGGTAAATGAGGACGGCTCTGTCAGTACGGTGCGCAGCTTGTCATTTGGAACTGATGAGGGTGAGGTGCTTGTCCCTACGGTGTCTGATGACGGGCGCATTATGAGTGACGATGAGGCTATGGCGCTATATGGTAAAACGGGACGCTCACTAGGCGTATTCGATACGCCGGAAAATGCCACAGCCTACGCAGAAGACTTGCACAATCAACAAGACCGCCTTTACGGCGCGGGAGCTAAAGAAATGGCTAAGGGCCTTTTTACATCGCCTACATTTGATCAATATAGCCAAACGCAACAGCTTCCGCAAATGCCGGTCACACCACAGCCCAAAGGCTTGCTTGCCTCGCTGTCTGGTCTTTTGGCCAAGGCTGATAATCCGAATGACCAAGGCCTGACGTTCTGGGACCGCCTAGGCACGGTAGGCGCTGGCTTGCGTGATGATTCCGGCATCGCTCAATTGCAGGCACAACAGAACACGGCAAAGACCGAGGGTTACCGCAAGAATAAGCTGCGTGAGGACGCTCTAACCAAGGCCAATGCTGATGCTGACGCTTTGGGCCTGACCGGACGTGAACGCCTTGTGTTCATGGCGAATCCGGAGAAGTGGGCAGAGGAGAACGCCAAGCGCTACGCTCCAGCAACCCTGGGGGCTGGTGATGCACGCATCATTCCCGGCGAAGACCCGATGTACAACGCCCGTACCTTCACGGCTGGCGATCAAATCTTTAACACGACTATGGGCGGCGCTCCTGCGCAAGTTGGCTCCGTGGCCCCTACGTTTGCCGATGAGACGGCCCGCATGAACGCCACTAAGCCGGATTATCAGGCGGTAAACCCTGAATACAACGTCCTGCAAACAAACCCCTATGCTGGTGTGGGTGGCGGGATCGGCGGCGGCACTGCACCACAACAACAAGGTTACGCGCCACAAGAGGGCGTTCGCTCAGATCGCAATAACAATGCTGGCAATCTGCGTTGGGACGGCAAGTCGCAATGGCAGGGCATGAAGGGTGTGGACCCGCAAGGTTTCGTCATCTTTGATTCGCCTGAAAATGGTGTGCGGGCGGCTGGCATTAACTTGGCCAATCAACAGAAGTTGCACGGCCTGAATACCCTGTCGGATGTCATTGCAAAGTATGCCCCACAAGCCGACAATAACAATACGCAGGCCTATATCCAATCGGTTGCTCAGCAAACGGGCATTGATCCTAACCAGCCCATCAATCTGAGTGACCCCGCTATTCAGGCCAAGGTGCTGCCTGCCATGTTCAAGGTGGAGGGGGGCGGCACGCCTGCGCGTATCCCTACGCCTCCGCAGCAAGATCAGGGCTTTGCACCTCAAATCATTCAGCAGGGCAGGCCTAAAGACACAAGTGAGGTTCAGCTTAAGGCGGATCGCCAAGGGCAAATGCAGCTCCGCAAGGAATTTGACGGCCTTCCAGATGTCAAGAATTACAATACGGTTGCGGGCCAGTATCAAAACATTCGCAAGTTTGCGGCTGATAACTCAGGCTCAAATGATATCGGCTTGATTTTCAGCTACATGAAAATGCTTGATCCTACGTCCGTTGTTCGTGAAGGCGAGTATGCAACCGCTCAAAAAACGGGTGGGATTCCCGCGTCGGTGGTCAATCAGTACAACAAGGCGCTTAACGGTCAATTCCTGACGCCCGCTCAGCGCCAATCTTACGTCAAGACGGCTAAATCTGTGCATGACAATGCCCGTCAGCGCTATGACGAGGTGCTTGGACAATATCGCGATTACGGCGCTCAGTCTGGCTATGACCCCAACTTCATTCAGTCGCGTGCGGCTCCAAAAGAAGACGAGCAGCGCGCCGCTAACGGCGGCTTGGCGGGCGCAACGGATGCGCAACACAAGCGGTATGCCAAAATCTTCAAGAGCGGCACAGCCTACGGAAGCGCAACAAACCCCTACTTGGTCAGAAGTCAGGGGGAATATGACGCCCTGAAAAATGGCCAGTGGTTCATTGATGATGACGGCGCTCTAGCTCAAAAGAAGTAGGTCCATGCCATACCGCAAAGAAACAGATAAGGTGCTAGCAGCGCCCGCGAAAGAAAAGAAAAAGGGTTTCTTTGATCAAATCATTGACCCTACGATGGCGGCTGTAAAAACAGCAGGTGAGGGCTTTCAGAAAAGTCAGGACATTACATCGCGGGCGAACGCAGGCTCCCTGATTGAAAACCTGATGAACGCGCCCCGAAACATCATCGATTCGACCGCGCAGGACTTCAAAAACATTGGCAATGTCCTCAATGTTCCCGCAACAGCCGTTAATAGCGCCTTGGGAGCGGCCATAAGGCCCGTGGCTACGCCGGTGAGCAACGCGGCCTATGATGTAGGCATTAAGCCCTATAGCCCGTCCGCGCCCCTTGGTTCGGCTCCGCTAAGTCGTGAGAGCGCAGCGGAAGACCTGACGAACAACCTTGTTACAGCCGTGGGGTTAGGTGTGCCCGAAGCTGGCATTAAAGGCTCGCCTACCAAGCTTTTGAAGGCTCCCAAACAGCCTAAGGCTGCGCTTCCCTCGGTTGACGATTTGCGGGCAGCTAAAACAGCTGCGTACCAGCAAGCGGACAATGCGGGCGCGGTCTACAATCAAAACTCCGTTGAGGCTATGCTAGATGAGCTTTCAAATAACCTGACGGCAAAGAGGCTAAATCCCAAGCTTGCACCTACAAGTTCCGGCCTGTTGGAAGAGGCTCAATCTTTGCGCGGCAAGCCAGCCAGTTTTAACGACATAGAGGAAATGCGTCAGCTTGTCGGAGAGAGCGTTGGCCCTACTGCGTCTCCGCGAGAGAAGATGTATGCCGACATGATGCGCAAGCACTTTGCGGACTTCCTAGACAATGCCGCTCCTGCCGATATGGTAACAGGCGACCCTGTGGCTCAGGCGTCGGCCATCAATAACGCCCGTGCCGCGAACGTGACATATCGCAAAGCGGAGGCCATCAACAACGCTTTGGATAAGGCTGATTTACAGGCCGCGTCCTCTGGCTCCGGTGGGAATATAGACAACGCCACGCGCCAAAAGCTGCGCACGCTTTATCAAGACAAAAAGATGAACTGGACGCCTAATGAAAAGATGGCGTTTGAGTCGGCTATTCGTGGGGGCAAGGTTCAAAACCTACTGCGGCTTGTTGGCAAGCTTTCACCGGAAGGTAACGGTCTTATGCTGGCAGGTCAATTGGCTGCGGCTGTTCCTACGGGCGGGGCGAGCGCCTTTAGTGCTTTGGCTGGCGCTGGCTCAAAGGCGGCGGCGGAAGCTATGACGCGAGATAAGGTTAACTCACTTCTCCGAACCGTTACCGGCACTACATTGCCAGCGCCTGCAAGTGTAGCCCCACAGGCTGTTCCTGTGACGCAACCTAACGGGCTTTTTGGTGCTGCACAGTTCGCAAGGCCAGTGTCGCCCGTACAGGCTCCGGCTTTCTTTGCGCCAGTCGCAGCAGAAGAAGAGTCAAAATACCAGCGTAAAAAATAGGCGCTGCGCAGTTCCACAATAAAGCCATTACCAGGATTGTTTTCATGAGCGACACACTACACCAAATGGCCAGCTTAAATAAGCCTATGAATAGGTGTAAATTTGCGGTAAATATGGCCTCAACGCCTGTTTTGGAGCGGGCTAAAGGCCTCCAAGCCGCCATGTTATTTGGCTCCGTTGCTCACTGTGCGCAATCAGTGAAATTGCTCAACAACGGTGCCCTGTAATGGCTGATGCAAAAATCACTATTAACAATCTGCCGAATGAAATCACGACGCTGGAGGACGCTGACCTCTTTGCTGCGTGGGATGATTCGGCATCTACTACCGCTAAGGTCAGCGCGGCCACGATCAAGTCTTCTCTTGTGTCTCCTGCTATTGCCACTGAAGCGACTAACCGGATCAATGACGTTGCGGACCTACAGGCGCAAGTAGACCTAAAGGCCCCTATCGACTCGGCCGCCTTTACGGGAACGCCCACGGCCCCAACCGCCGCAACCGTCACGGATGACGCAACACTTGCCACGACAGCCTTTGTCCACAACGTTGTGGACGCAGCAAGCGGCGCTGTTGTCTCCGTCAATGGCGAAACAGGCGCTGTGGTGATCGATGCTGCCGATGTGGGCCTTGGTGGTTTCACTGGCCTGACGCCTGCCACACTCCCCTTGTCTACAGCTTCGGTGGGCGCTTTGGCAGCTAAGGAGCCTAGCATCACGGTCGGCACGGTGGCGCAGTACTGGCGCGGAGATAAAACCTTCCAGCCGGTGAGCGGTCTCCCCGTCTCTACAGCACAGCAAACTGCCATAGACGGCAAGGTCGAAAACGTTATTGATTCCACACACACAGCGATAGCGCCCTCCGGTCAGGCCGTTAATGCGCAGGTAACGGGAAATACAAGCAAGCTCTATGACGTTGACGTTCTGGATTACATGGCGGGGGCGTGGACATACCTTAACCCACTGACGGCTGTAACCGAGTCGGCACGGGCTGCGGCAACAAATATTTACACTGCCCTGCAAGCGGCTGTAACCGCTATGAGCAACCGCATTATTGCGGGCCAACGGAGCGGCTTTGTTCTTCTGCCTCCCGGTGTCAATAATGTTGAAGGCTCTATCGCGGGTGACAAAATCCTTGTTCCGAGCGGCGTGCGCATCAAGGGGCGTGGTCAGGGAGTTGCAGCTACGGCCACACATTTGCGTTGCGCGGGTGATCTTGGCGACGTGTTTGAGTTTCAGGGCTTCAACTCTGGCATTTCCGATTGCTTGATCTATCAGGATCACGGCGGCACAAATAATTATGGCTATCAAGGCCCTGCTACCAATTACTTTATTGGTGACGGCGCTGTAACGGTCTTTGACGCACCTCAGACGCCCGCTAACCTTGCGGCTCTGTATATTCAGGTTAATGGCACTACACTTACAGCCACCACGGATTACACATGGACTCCCGGCTCGGCTGCGGTTACCTTTGTGGTTGCGCCTGCGCTGAATGCTAAAATCTACATTGCCATTGGCCAGTTCAAGAACAAGGCCACGACCGGCTCGCTCATTCTTGCAACCAATTGCCGGTTTGGCATCTTTGAGCGCCTGAGCCTGTGGGGCAAGCCTGCCTGTCTGACCGTCAAGGGCGGGCAGGGTAATATCTTCCGCGATATCGACACGAATGGTATTTGGGACCCCGACATGTCCACTCGTCAAGAGTCGGTATATGGCGTCATTCAAGACCTCGGAACAGGCATCCCAACATGGAACCTTTATGAAAATGTGCGGACTGGTGGCTTTGGCAAGGTAACGCCTTTCTATCGCGTGGCCTCTACACTTACGGTTTGTGCCAGCGCGAACAAGGTCAAGGCTGTTTATCCTGGTGGGGGCACTCTCGACACCCAAGTCAATATCGGCTCTCAATATGGCTTCATGCAGCTGTGTGGTGAGGAAACCTATTATCGCGGGTGCAACTTCTCGGCTGCGCAAAAGTCGGAAGCTGTTATCAAGTCCAGTTCAGCAGCAAACTATATCAATCAGGGAACAACTTACGATCAGTGCGTATTCTCACCTTGTGGCACTGACATCGCAGACGCAGGGCTTAAGTTCGAAAACGCGGACGCTGGTGGGCAAATCTCTGGTGTGGTGGTTTCCGGCTGCGAATGGCTTGGTCAGGGCAATGGCTATCGGGCTATCTCTGATTATGGCTCCACAGCGACAAATGGGTCTGTGGTTGGCCTGCACGTTACAGGAACGATTTCAACCTATGTGGGCAACGCTATCCGCCTTGAGCGGGCGCGCAGCGCTGTCATTGACGTTGCGGTGCGAGACTATAACCGCCTGAACCTTTACACAGGCGATGATGCGTGCGCGGTGTATGCGGGTAGCAACTGTAACGGCGTGTCCGTCTTTGGCTCATTAGGTGGGTCTACAACCGGCGCGGCTACGGGAAGCTTCTGTATAGACGGCGTGCGCGCTGCCAATGCAACGGCAAGCAATGTGCAGTGTTATGCAGCCAATACCGGCATGAGTGGAAACGTGTTCCTTTCTGCTGGCTCTCCGGTCTTACTGCCTATCAATGTTAGAAACGTCATTACCGTTAATGACGCCAGCAAAACCCTTACTTGGGGGACTGACGCGCCTGTTCAGTGGGTCATTGGTGCGGCCACAGCCACGCGGACATTTACGCTTGCGACGGTTGATAAGGACGGAGCGCCTATTCCCGATGGGGCAACCTTCACGGTTATTCATGATCCTGTCGCTGTAGGCACCTTTGGCTATATTCTCGGTGGTCAGGTTATTTATACAAACCAGTGGGCGGAGGTGTTCTGCTTTGGTGGGGCGTGGCGTCAAGGCCGCTCTGGCTTTGTTGGGAAGCCCAAGAGCGTTCTTAGCACGCCCACAACCGGCTCAACCCTCACCATAGCAGCGGGCACGGTTTATCAGAAGATTGGCGGCACAATAGCGGCGCTTACGCTGGCTGTTCCAGTAGGTTTGTACGATGGGCAGGCCCTGACAATCTCAATCGCGGACGCCATCACAACCCTGACCTATACGGGGGCAACCTTTAAGAAAACGCCCCCTGCAACCGTCTCAGCATCTGGTGTTGTTATCGCCCTTGTTTGGGATACCGGAACTGCCTCTTGGTGGAACGCATAATGACAAATAACAAAGGATTTGAATAATGGCCGCTGAAATTACAATCTTCACAAACGCTGGCACGGCTGGCGGTAATGACTTGCAGGTGGCGAAGACGCCTGTTTCGTCACAGAGCGGCACGTTCACATCTGCGTTTAGCGGCGTCATGCGCGTCTATGCCAATGCAGCACCGGTTGTTCTGACTATGAACACATTCACCTTCACGGTTCCATCTGGAACGGTCGAGTATTTCGGCATCACAGCCGGTCAAGCCGTAACGGTGGCCTAATGCAACCTTTCGGATGGGGCATGAGGATTGCCGGAACGGGTGGGCAGGCAGGCGGCGGCGGCGGCGTTCAACCCCTTCTGACGGTTCAGTCGCCGGGGCGCTTCCCAAGCGGCCTAAACGCCTCTGCTGTGGGGGCAAACCGCACGTCGATCATGCGCTATCCTTTCTATATTGGATCTGGCGAAACGAGCGAACTTACAGCTTCAGCAGCGAATACGTGGGCCACGGCTAACAACTCATCTGCGGGGGCGTCTCGTGTCATCATAGAGGCGTACATCGAAAGCCAGACGACCGGCGTTCGCGTGCCCGTTACAGCGTCGGGCATTGGTAATCCGACAATCCCATGGGGGACCAAAAAGTTTCTCTTTGATCCGCTGTATCCCGTATCATTCGGACTGGCCAAGTTTAATCAAGGTGACCAGTTCTGGTTTATCGTGCATGAGGCTGTCCCGCTCACAACTGATAAATTCCTGACAAGCTATAACCCCATACCCCTCTTTGCGGGGCAGCAGTCCTATGTCTACGACCCCACACTGGTTACACCTCCTGTTCTTGTGGGCGGTACCGGCACCTTTAACACAACAGGTCTTACGTCTTATGCTAACGGCCTTCCCGGCTTAATCATCCTAGGCCGCTTTGTAGACCCAAGCTCACGCTCCTATCTAGGCCGCGCCGCATCGTTTTTCCGTGGTGGAACGGGAACGACAGCGGGCAACTATCGCAATCCGCTAAATCTCTATGCGGGTATCCTTGAAGAGTCTATGGTTGACCTAGACAAAACGTCTTGGATGTCTGGCGTTAACGTTCCGAACGATAGTTCAAATGTTTGGGCCTGCCTGAATATGGGCGTGTTTGGCGCTGGCGTGTCTGGCTACGACCCAGCGCAGGACTACGCAGACGCTTATTATGAGCACGCTACTGACATATGGGAACAATTCGGGGGGAATGACAGCGGCAACACGGCGGCATCTATTCAAAGCGACCTGACAAAGCTTTGGACGCAAATGAAGGTGAAGGCTCCGTCTGTTCGCATCTGGCGCTCCAAATTCACAACCCGCACGGCATCTACTGATGGGTGGCTAACTGATGTTAACCAGACCTATATCACTGGTTATGGCCCAGGGCAGACCATGGAGACAGTTCAAAACTGGTTCCAAACACAGGTTGGCGGGCTTCTTTATGGGATTCTTGAGTTTTCGCGTGGCGTTCGCAGCCGCACGGACTACTGGAAATTCCCGACAAACGACCTTGAAAACATTACCAACTGGCCAACGAACGATCAGGTTCACCTCTCAGTGTCCGTTTACCATTGCCTCTGTGACGAGGCGCGCCACGCCCTGTCCGTTCTTACAGCCTCGGTTCCCGGTGCAATTAGCGGCCTGACGGTCGCGCCTACCGACACCACTATAACCCTTAATTGGACGCAGGCTGGTCACGTTGAGGGATATTTTGTCGAATATAAACCCACCGCATCCGGCACATGGTTGTCATTCTACACTTACGACTATGTGACGACGGAGTGCCTTACCGGCCTAACAGCTTCCACAAGCTACGATTACCGCATCACGCCGATTAACCGCAATGGAAACGGAGCACTTGTCTCTGGAACGGTCTCAACCATAGCAACACCGTCGCTTGTTGGCGACAACCTCACCGTTACACTGACGGCCCTTTATAGCTCTAAGCGCTATCGTGGCGGCTATGCTGGCGCTTCCATGCGTATGCGGCGCGACCGTGACGGCTCAGAGCGCGACATCTATTTCGCACCTACAACATGGAATCCTGATGAAGCCTTTGTCAGTTCGTGGATAGGCTCAACTGGTTATGCGCGTCTCAAGCGCCGCTATGACCAAATGACGACGCGCAGAGACATCCAAGCCTCATATACATCTGGTTCAACGGTTGGTTGGCCACGCATTGTTACGGCGGGCGTTCTGGCTAAGGGCGGTAATGCGGGCAAGACAAAGTGTTCTGAGTATTTCGCTGCGGACAATAACCAAAGCTACACGACGGCATCAACACAGACCGGCGTCTCTTCTCTGCCCCGCGACCCAACCTCGCGCTCTGTTGTGGCTGTAATCCAGGCTGATACCGTCAATGCTGTCCATGGCGTACTTGGGGGTGTAAACGGGTACGTACTACAAACGACTACTGCGGCAAAAGCGCAAGTCTTGAAGCAGGGATCGACAACGCTGATCACATCTACAGCTAGCTTGGTGGCCAATACAGCCGCTTGCGTGTCTGCGGATTGGACGGGACTAACTGAGGCGATATGGGTTAATGGCTCTGCGTCAGGCACGGCGGCGGTTACTGGCGTCACGATGTCAACAGGCCTTGCCACTGTAGGCGCTACCTTCGCCACATCATCCTCCCTGATGTTGGGCTATATCCCCGCGCTGGCCATTTATGATACGGTGGCAACGGCGCTACCCACGGCAGACCGTCAAGCGCTTGAAACCGCCTTTATGGCAGATTGGGTTTAATCATGACCGACATTACTATAGGCACTCCCTACATGGTTCAAATTCACCCACGGGAGTCGGGTGCGTTAGAGCAGATCAGCGGAAGAATTGTTGTTCTTCGCGCCGATAGCGCGGAGGGTGACGAGTTCAAAATGACCGCCATTGATGAAGAGGGGGCCGATGTTTTAAAATTGGCAGACGTGTCATTTATCATGTCTGGCGATCTAATTTTTGGTAACTGAAAGGGCGGTAAATGAACGAAGACAAGCCCATCCGTAACGGCCTGATAGTGATAGCGGTGCTTATCGCCCTGTCGGCTGCTGTATGCGCTCAAGTGTCCAATGGACGCGGGCCGATTCCACCGGAGTATCGCAGATGACCACATACCAAACGCTTGACGCTATCGTTGTCTGTTGGGTGCTTGGCATTATCAGCTTTGCCATTTACGCCTTTGCGGTCTATGAAATCCCACAGGCCAACCTCCCCATTCTCGCGGGTTTGGTTTCTGGGCTAGTCGGAACGGTCGTAGGTGGCTATTCTGGGTTCCGTTGGGGGGCATCACAGGCCGACAAGACGCACACGCCGGGAACGGCCTCAGTGTCTATACAGGCCACGACCGACACCACGGAGACAAAGACATGAACTTTGACCTAGCCTTTGAAAAACTAATCGGCCATGAGGGCGGGTATGTAAACGACCCGAAAGACCCTGGCGGCGAAACCAAATTCGGTATCAGCAAGCGGGCATATCCTAAGCTTGATATTAAGGCCCTCACGATGACATCGGCGGCTAATATCTATCTGACTGACTACTGGATTCCGGCTGGCTGTGAACTTGTGCCGGAGGCTGTTCGCTATGACCTGTTTGACGCAGCGGTTAACTCTGGCATCCGGCAGGCTATCATCTGGCTACAGCAGGCGGCGGGAACAAGCGTAGACGGCAGCATAGGGCCAAAGACGAAAGCGGCCATCGGGAGTGCGGATGGTGCGGAGCTACACGCCAAGTTTAACGGCTACCGGCTCAAGTTCATGACGGACCTGACAACGTGGGATCGTTTCGGCAAAGGATGGGCGCGGCGCATAGCTGCGAACCTGATCAATGTCTAGCATCGGAATCCGCAACTCTCTATTAATCATCGCGGCCATAGCTATTGTGGCATTAATCGCAATGCTGGTTTGGTTTAATGGCCGCATAGCTGAAAAGCAGGCGAAGATATCCGAACTCAAGGGCTACGTCGCGGGATACGAAAAGGCGCAAAAGACCGAACTGGAAATCAGGGTCAAGCAAGACGACCTAAATGTGAAGGTGCAAAATGCAAAGGCTCAAATCGTTCAACTCGATCCGAAGTGTGCTGACGCTCAGCCTACTGTTGACGCCTTCGTTAGCGGGGTTAACAGCCTGCGCGACAAAGCCAAAGATGATCATAGCGCAGAGCCTTAAGGAGTCATGCCAAGGGGCAAATATTAACAATGTCAAAGACATACAGACTATAGCAGTCTTTGGCCTTGAAAGCGAGAGCGCTTTGCAGTTGTGTGAATACAAGCGCAAGGCTCTTGTGGATCTAATCGAAAGTGGCCAAAAGTAAGCCTCCCTAACCATAAAGGAAAACCAATGACCGAAATTTCCGACGAGCTAATTTTCAAGCACACCGACAACCTGCATGATCTGGAGGCCAAGATTGACCTTCTGCCGGAAAGTCCTGAAAAGCTTCTCGTGCAAGAGGCTGTCGGCACTTGGCACGCGGAACTCTATGCCGACCTGATCGCTGCTGGTGGCCCTGTTGTCGCAGCCCGTGACGGCACGCCCAAGACCCCGCCCCCTCCCGGCCCTAAATAATGTTTGAGCCGACCATAGATCAATACTATGGCGCGGGCGCTGTGCTGGTTTGCATGGCGTCCGCTTTGTTGCGCGTGCCTGCCCGATGGCAATATGCGGCCATCCTCATGCTCGTATCCTGGCTGATTTCCAACGTCTTCTTTGTCAATTTCACGGGCGAACAGATGGCGTATGCGCACCTTGCCCTTCACATCGGCATAGGTCTATCCCTGACTGCCCTTTTGTTCCCCGTGTGGCACCAAGTATCAACCAAGTGCCTATTGGCCTGTAGAGCCTTCCTTGTGGCATGGGATATCATCTGCGCTCTGGTAGCCTTTCCGTTTATCGTCTATCCATTGGGCATGAACCTCGTTTTCATCCTCCAGCTTGTTCTAATCCTGATCGGTGGATATCAAGCCCACATCGCCTCCTTACGTGTGAGGGCATAAAATGGAACATGCTGTAACGGGCTCAAGTGATATCCTGCTGCAATACGGCGCTCTTGGCGTTCTCGTCATTGGCTCGTGGATTATAACGGTTGTCGTGTGGAAGGACAACAAGGCTCTTAGGTCTGAAAATACCGGCCTGACCCGCGAAATCATAACACTTACCGTCTCCCTTAAGTCCGTTCTCGAAAGCCTTACGGAAAACGTTAAGGAGTCTCTTCGCAAATGAAGCTTTTAAAAGAGATTTTAAGTGGTATATTCCCACCCAAGCCACTAGAGGCTGTGGAGGTGCGTGCGCAGGTATCCCTTGTTGTGGATCAAGCAAACCTCTTGCGGCGTCTATTGGATGAAAACAAACCGGTAACTATAGGGAAAACGGGGCGATGATTCACTTTCTGAAAGACCGCGCCCTACTCTTCTTCCTCATTATCAGCCTGATTGTTTTCCTCCCGCTTTATCTCTTCCTGCCGATGGCCCTGCTTATGTCGCTGTTGAATAGCGTGCTGCTGGCAACCATTGCGGCCCTATGCGTGGCGTGGTGCAAGCTTGTCATGCGGGCTATGGATAGAAAGCCATTCGATGACGTGTCACAACTAACTGTAGGCTCTGTTATCCCGTGGGCCGTTATCACAGGCGGGAGCATTGTCAGTGTGGTCATGATTGCCGATGGTCAAATGACAGCCCCGCACTACCTGCAATTCGTGGCCATCCTGCGCTATGTAGCCATCATGGGCGGGCTATTTCAGTTAGCGGCTCTTGGCGTCATGAAATACAACAAGGCGCTCCTGGTGGCCTCTGGCGTGCTTGCTGTGACCATCTTTGTTGCGACCTTGTTGTTTCAGTTCAGCGGGCACTAGGCCTCACTCTCCCTTCGTATCGGGCACGGTCCCGTGTAAATAGACCGCATCACCTGCCTTATACTTTACCTTGCCGTCCACCTTCGGGTTCAAAAAGCGGCCATCAACCTCCGGCCATTCGGTGCCATCATGCGCGATCAGCCTTATGTTTTTGATTGCATAGCTTATAGCTGGCGCGACGTGCACGCTTTCGATTTCGTCGCCAAGGACATATGGTCCCGAGATAAATGCGCGGAGGCTTACCGAGGTGAGTGTGTTTCCGACTTGGATGATCATCGGTTAAACCCTTCGTGCCAGCGCCTATGTTCACTGGTTCCTTCTAGATATGGGTTATCGCTTTCTGGCAGGTCAAAAATGTGAGCGTTAAGCCCCCTTCTATACGCAGACTCTAACCGCGTAGCTTCTGATGGTATAGTGTCGCGCTGGCAACAAGGGCCTATGTGCCTCATTCCGCTCATGTGACAGTCGCATGTGCATTGGCTGCGGTATGGTAAGGTCATATTACTCTCCCTTCGTAGCGGCTGCGGCGCGTCGGAACTTCACGCCCATAGTGAACGCTGCTGAGTTCAAGATTGCACTGGCCTTTGGATCGTTCATTTCTCCCGCTTGACTATGCAGGAACTCAATGTCGCGCTTTGTGGCAAATGCTACGCCGTCTCTGTATTCGTGGCTGCGGGTTTCGCTTCCGCCTACCGCCTCCATCTCTTCATACTGCTGTATGAAGGTGGTGAGGGTGTCTAAATCATCGCTATAATCGTAGTCCTCTTCGGCTATGTGAAGCTTGTATATCGCCTCTCTGGCTTGTGCTGGTGTGATGTGGGTCATTCGTTTTCGCTCCAATCGCGGTCGCATTTATCGCAATGATACCAATAGGTATGAAGTCCACATGGGTAATGGCTGTGGTGCTTTAGGTGAGTAAGGTGGCACCATACAGCACGGAAAAACCGCCTCATCTTATTCGTTCCTTTCCGTTTGGGCTATGCTTTTGCCTTTGAAAGGTTTGCGTCGATTTCAGTCGCAATCAGATGCGGAACGACAATTAAGCCGCCCACGCTCACCCCAGATGCCAGCCTGTTGCCTGTTTTTGGGCAAACGCGGTTAATGGTATGCCCTCCGAGTTTGCAAAGAGCCTCGGATATTGCCCGCTCCATAGTCAAAAATTCCTCTGTGGTGAACTTATTCATCTCCGTTCCTTTCCGTACTTTGGGCCATGCTGGATTGTGACGCCAGCCACCGTCTAATTAAAACGTTGAGAGCGCGATGTACGCCCGCTTGGCTAACATACCGCGTGCCCCACGGCTTTCCGGTCAGAACGTTGTATGCCTCTTCGGGGCTAAGTCCCCCGCGCTCAGCCAGCCGCTTTAGGGACTGACTGTGGTTTTTGACGGCCTGCTGTTCGTGAGGAGCGATCATTGCCCAAGGCAACGCAATGACCATGGACGTGCAACCCTCGTCCGCTAGGGACTTAACGGTCTCGTCTAAGCGATATCCACCGAGCAGAAGTTTGAACATGGCGCTCATGCTCCCTCCTTATCGGGCGTGAGGGAGGAGCGGCCTAGGTCGGTTAAAGCCCACTTTACTGGACGGCCCTTGAACTCACATAGGCCCATGTGGCGGCAAGATTGACGAACTCGGTCTTGTTTTCTGTCTGCCAGTAAAGGCCGCTCACCCTTGGCAATGCGCTCCAAAAACAAACGCTGATCTGCTGATAGATCAACCATCACTCCCCTCCATATTCAGGGTAGAGGGCTTTGCGGGCAACAATCAGGACCAACTGTAAGTGTTGGCTTACATTGTATTGGTCTGTGTCCTCAAACTTCGCGGCAATGCGCTCCAACGCCACCTTGTATCGGTCACGCTCGACGGCAATCTCGTAGATATCCAATTCAAGCCAGCGACCCTCATAAAGCATTTTCGGACGCTCATTCATCAAACGTCCCCCGCTTACTTTACCAAGAGCGTGCTCGTATTTCATTTGAACGTGGCCAAGTTCAGCTTTTAAACGTTCGATCTCCGCTTGTTGCTCTTGGGATGCGGTGAGGGCGGCAGAGAGGCGTTTTGCAGCCTCAACGCCGTTACCGTCACCAGTGGCCTTGACCATCTGATTCAGCATACGGAGCATGAGCGCCACGTCTTCACGCCGTACAGGGATAAGGTCGGTCATGGTTTAACCTTTCGGATTAGTAATTGTGCGAACAAGAACAACAAGGCCAATGAAAGCGGCGATAATAACGGGCAGCCAAGACTTGAACGCCATTGCAGCCCAAGCTACTGCGTAGCCTAAAATGACAGTAGTGGTCAGGTCAACGATATGGGCTTTAACTCTCATTGTTTCTGTTCCTGTTGATGGTTTAAGAATGTCTCTTCGGGATGGTGCGGGGCTACAGCGCGCGGATCATTGAATAAACGAAGGCGGTGTAAACGGACTCGTCAAATTCTTCCGCATAACCATACTCGTCAACCTTGCCAGCCACACAACCGGCCTCAATAAGCGGCTTGGCAAGGTCATAATCCCAACCCGAATTGCCAAATGGGCGCTTACCGCTAAACCCCTCAGTTTCACGGAAAAGGGTTTCCAGCAATTCCTTGAGGTAGTCGCGGATAGTCAAGTCGCGGTCCAGATCGCCGCAATGAAATTTCAGGTCAAGTGCCTCCAAAGGTGTCATGCGACAGGGCTCCAAGCCATAGCCCTCTTGGGCCGCCTTTAAGTCGTGCTCGGAAAGCATGTAGCCGCAAGAGGCATATGACTTATTCCAGCCACGGCAATACAGCCATGGCTTTTGACGGCGCTTGGCTTCGGCATACAGGAGGTCCGTTTGCCAGTGAGCGGGCGCGCGAGGGTTGTTCGCGGCAAAGGCTGATAGCCAGCACTTACGCTCCGTTTCATCGACCAAATCAGTGTCAGAAAGTTCAGCGGCATGAACTGCGTATGCTTCCTTTTCCGCATCGACTTCAAGTTTCGTCTTCATTGTTTTATCCTTTGCTGATTGATAGGTAGGAAGGCTAAGAGGCTCGGCAAAGGTATCCAGTGCCGTCGATTTCATAGCCATCTTCGTCGTAATCGGGAGTCTCGTATAAAACGCCATAAGACTTTAGAAGCGCCTCAAGCTGCTCAGCCAAAGCCTTTGGCACCATGATAAACTCACGGCCATCTGTCATTTTCAGGCTTGTGTCGCTGTCGCAAACGATATTAACCGACACGTCAATCAACTTGCTTTCAAGCTCCAAGGGCGCGGCCATTATTCTGCTTCCTTCAACAATAGTTCCTTGCGCTTCGGTGCAGCGCGGGGAAGGGATTTCCACGGATAGTCCTTGACGGCACCGCGCCAAATCATTCTCTCGTCAATAATGTACTCATACGAGCCACCCATGCGGCGACCGCGATGAATAAGCCCCTCGCTAAGTAAGTCGCCAACGGCGCGGCTTATTTGCTGCTGCGCTGGCACCTTGAGACCGGCAGACATTTCAGCCTGCGTTTCAAAAAACCTATTCCCGTTATCCATGCGAGAAATCATGTAAAACAGGACATGAAGAGCGGTTGAGCTTTTCACAGACCTAATTGCGTCAATGTCCATATCGAGATTCAAGGCGCACCACTTTCTAAAAGGATGACGACTTTTCACTTCGGTGTAGGCGTAAAACCCTTCCGAAATTACTTCATTCGTGTTACGATTACGCACCTCAGCGGGAATAGCCTTGACCATTTTGCACTCGTTTAGTTTTATTCACACAACTACTATAACGTAGTACGCGCAAAACTCAAGTGCTATTTCTCGCCTTCGGAAAACTTTTATATATAAGCCATTTGGCAAACTGCCTCTTATATAAGAGAGGGCGACAAGGCAAACTCACCCTCGCCAAGCCCACTTACTTCGTTGGCCATGGCCTCGAACATATTTTCCTCTTCACCGATTTATCAAACCCTCTACTCTGTATAGCCTTAACAAAGCGCTGTGGCCTTTCTCCGCGATGTTTCTTGCCAACTCTTTTCACCTTGGCTGCGTCGGTAGTGTCTCTGCGGGATTTGGTGGCGTGGCACTCTTTCCCCCGCAGGAATATCTTATCAGGGTCGTGACGCTTAGGATCAAGCAGGTTCCAGGCTGGAACATGGTCCAGTTCTTTCCCGACTTCTCCGCACCCACAGACGCACAGAGGGCCGTCTCGCCACATCACATAGGCCTTGATAGCCTTAGGTATGGATCGACTCTCAGTGACCTTTATAGGTGGCTTATCCATTATTCGTCGTCATCGTCTTCATCATCAGATTTTGCATATCCAACGATATCGCAAAGCTCCTCAATGATAACCGGTGCGCTTTCATAAACGCGATCCTCAACCGCCACCTCTGCGCAGTGAATATTCTTGGTGACAATGTACCGCTGCACGGTAAGCCAAAGCTCTTGAAGCTCCTCTTGCGAAGGCGGCATGTCAATATTTCTCACCTCTCTCCCCTTTCCAGCCGTTCCCGTAGGTCGGGCGGCAAATAGTCAAATAACTTACAAGACTTCCAATACGCCACAGCCTTATCAAAGTAGGATGTAAAGCCGATCTGATCGAGCTTGGAAAAGCTGGATGAATCCGGAAACGCAAAATACTCACCTTGCGGCATGATGGCCATTCTAACGAGGCCACACTTCAACTTTGTTGCGTCGTGCAAATCCTCGTAGCTTGTTGCCGCTCCAGCCTTGGCCATCGATTGAAGGCATTGGAAGTACAGCCGATTGTGCTTGATAGAGCGAGGCTTTTTCACCGTCACGATAAACGGCCCATTGCCAAGACCGTCTAGCTCTTCGGCTGATACCGCGTCATAGGCTACCAGATGATGACCCATGCGAGTCATGACGATATCTACGGCCATCACTCCCTCGCCATGTCAGCGGCTGCAATCTCTTCATAGATCGCATCGCGGCGCTTTTCGTAAGCCTCGTCAAACTGGATTTTCCATGCGTGAGGGATTTTGTTATTCGCAATGAACCAGTCATAACGGGCATCAAGACCGCCCTCGCCATCAACCGTAGTGGCTGCATCAAACTTAGCTTGCACGTCATCCCAGGTTAGCTCACGCTTAGCTTGCGCGGCCTTGGGTGCATCATCAGGAAGCTTTTCCTTCGATAGGTCGCGGAACTCCCGCGTCACCTCGGCAACATACTTGTTGTCATCGAACTTGCCCAGGAACACGTCAGCGTTAAACCCTAGCTGGCTCAGGAGCTTTGTCAGGGCGTCCGTAGTGGCCTTCTTTGGTGCATCGCTGTCAATCTTGCCATTTGACGATCTAAGCTCTGCTGAGCCCGACATGGGGCCGTAAACGTTATCGCGTGAGCCGTGCCACAAAGACACGGGAATGACGACAAGGCCATCCATCAGGATAGGCGCTTCTGCCTTGTACCCCCAGCCAATCCCGATGGGGCCAAATTGCTCGGTTGCCTCCATGATCTGATATTGCGCTGAGATAGCCGTGAAGCCGCCGCGCTGGTTTACCTTCTTAGTGTAGGCGGGATTCGTGCGCTCCACGGCGCTCCAAATCCGCATATTGCTGTTGTCGGTCATGCCATTTCCTTTTCAGCAGCGTCATATTGCGCTATAATCTGGCGCAAGTTCTCGCGCTCGGTTTCGTTTAAAAGTGTGTCGTATTGCAGGAGGGTGGCGGCATCAGAGCGGAAGAGCCAATCATACACCCCACCGCAGAGCTTCTTGATAAACCCGTCCTCATATATGAAGGTGAACATTAGAGAGCCTCAATAGCATCAATATCGGCAAGCACTTCCTTGAATGCCTCAGCCCTTATTTCGTTTTGAAGCGTCAAGGAGGCAAAGGCGTCCGATCCCTCGCCGCACGCATCCGCAAATGCCTGCTCACTTTCCAGATACGCTACCTTAGCAGCTACTTGAATGCGGAGGAGTTTGAGATTGTCCATTAGCTTGCCTCCGAGGTTTGCGGAGGCAGCGCGGCAACTTTGGCCATTTGGGTAAAAACCTCATCAGTGGTCAGATAGCCCGCAACCATGGAAACAAAGTCCTTTTCGCCGTCGGAGCCAAACACAAACATCTTATCGTCAGCGCCCCACATGGCGATTTCAGCTTTCGTAGAATTTACATTGCGCATCGCTCGCAACTCTTCACTTCTGGCGTTATAGTTGTCGCCGTAGTTACCCGCGCCAAACTGAACCGATATCGAGTAGCCATTACCAAAGGTCATTAAGAAGCCTTTGTTGTCATTGATTTGAAAGAACGACTCCATTACCAATTCCCCTCTTCTTTTTGCTGATCGATCCATGCGTCAGCCAATTGAGCCTTCACGTCTTGCTCACGGTCAAATTCGTCCATTTCCTCATCATCCAACACATAGAGATAATCCATGATGCGGTTGTCTTGGCGGGGAAGTGCGCCTTGCTCGTAAAGCGCATGAACGGAGCGGTTAAACTCCGCGTTGGCGCTAATAGCGGCTTCGATGATTGAGTTTGTCATGTCGTCTCCTTTTGCTGACCCGATATAACCACGGCTGAAAACTGGCGTCAAGCATTAATTAATGTGGACGTTGCAATTTGTCTATGTTAGATTGTCGATCGTCGCATAGGAGTTGCAAATGACAGACGAAGAAATTGACAAGCACGTGGGTGATCGCCTGCGATTTTACAGGCTTTCCGCACGAAAGTCACAAGAGGAAACTGGCCCGTTGCTGGATATATCCTTTCAGCAGTTAGGTAAGTATGAGCGCGGCGAAAACCGCATTAGCGCATCCAAGCTTTACCGAGCGGCTCAGGTTCTTGGTGTTCGGGTTGGTGACTTTTTTGATGGGCTCGCAGCATGACCGAATGGCAACCTATAGCTAATTGCACGGCAAAGATCGGGCAGAACATTCTTGTTTATCGCCCATTAGCCCAAACAAGCGGCGACGATGTGATTGCAGTTAAACGCTACACAGGCAAGCACGAGTCTTGTTGGGATTCTACCGTTCCTGACGGACATGTGCCATGCAATCCAACCAACGGCTTGTGTCACGTTACCCACTGGCAGCCACTAACGCCGCCTCCCGAACAATCATCTTCAACCACAAAAGACAAAGAAGGGAATAGAGAATGAACATATTACAAAAAGTATGGGTTGGACTGAGGAAAAAATCTCACCGGAGGAAGCTTGAGGCTCGTTGGTGCGCTTTAGGTGTTGCCAGACAGAACGCGGCAGAGGCCAGATTTACAGCTTCCGAAGGCCTTAAACAGCCCTACCAGTCAAAAACTGTACGGGAATACAACAACAAAATCAAGGAATACCGCACAGAACAACTCCAGATCGAAGCGCTATTGAGGGATATGAAATAATGGGCCGGATTTTATCACAAAAGGTACGCAACGCCATCTCCCTCGTAAAGGGCGGAGAGCCTGTTGCGCGTGCGGCACAAGCCACAGGCTGTACACCAAATGCTATTTATGAGTTTTTCAAACGTGCTGGAACGCCTATTGGTCGCCCTGAAAAAGGAGCGCGCAGGGCGATCTCAAAGCCCAGAAAGGCCGCTAAAGGCCACCGCGATACGGCTCGCGTACAAATTGCTGTACGATTGAGTGAGGCTAACTTCAATATTGTTTCTGGTCTGGCCTTCAAAAAGCAAGTCCCCCTGTCTCGCTACATTGACAATGCGATCTGCGTTTATCTCAAGGCCATTGGTGAGCTAAAATGAAGCGCACAAGCCCGTTTAAATGGACCGAGGCCATCACAAAGCAATGCGTTGATGATTGGAACGCTGGCGAGAGCGCAACTACTCTGGGCCTCAAGTTCGGCATATCTCGTAACGCTGTTGTGGGCCGTATGAACCGCCTGAAAGATAAGGGCTGGGACATCCGAGACGGTAATGCTCCTCCCAAGCCTGTAACGGTCGGTGTAAGTTCTTACGGCAAACTGCCAGACCCAACCGAACAATGGTCACACGAGCAGACCGAAAGCGTCATCACCATGTGGCGCGCTGGCAAAAGCATCTTGGAAATCAAGACCGCAACTGACCGCACTATGGGAAGTGTCCGAGGCAAGATCGATCTACTATCTCGCAGGGGCTTGATTGTCCGCGACGGCTCAAGGCGTGCGGAAGCCATTGCCAGACCCAAGAAAACCAAGCTCCAGGAATCCTACGGCGTCAAAGCGATATCGTTCAATGAGCTACGTCAGGAGGATAGAGTGGAAGCCTACACAGTTCAGGGTCACAAGACCGTCGCTGCCTTTGAGGCGGCTATGCCGAACACTGGTGTTCCATTGATGGAAATTCGGGCTTACCAGTGCAGGTTTCCAACCTCAAATGGTCCGTTGTGGCTGATGTGTGCCGAACCGGTTGAGGGCAAGTCAAGTTACTGTCCAAAATGTGCCGAGCGCGTTTATGGAAGGATTGCGGCATGACCATCATATACGCCATGTCATGCGCAGCTATACCCAAGGGCCGCAAGCCAGCGCCAAGCCTCATCACTGACCGGCCTGAGAACGTCTCCGTAGCCTGTGAGCTTGTCGGCATATCCGTAGCGGAGGCAAGAGGCTATGACCGTCATTACCCGCTGTGCAGAAAGCGCTTTGAGGTCATGGCTATTATGCAGGGCTGGGGACGCTCCACAACGCAGATTGGCCACGCCCTGAACCGTGACCACACTACAGTCGTTTCAGGCCTTAGACGCCTTCGCCAGCTTCAAGAGCGTGACGCCATACAGATTGCAGCAGAATGACGCAATTCACAGTCTACGGAAAGCCGGAGGTCTGGCAGCGCGCCCGACGCAACGGTAAACAATACTACACGCACGCCACACAGGAGAAGTATCAAAAGGCTGTAGCATGGTCAGCAAGGGCCGCTAGGGTTCCGCTTCATCAGGGACTTGTAGCGGTTCAAATCCTGTTTTACCTGCCGATACCCTCCACGGTGACAAAGAAGGCCTCCAGAGAGGCCCTAGAGGGCGCATGGGCACCTTCACAGAAGGACTTAGATAATCTCGCCAAGAACCACCTCGACGCCCTTAACGAGGTTGCCTACGTTGATGACAGGCAGGTTGTGCGCCTCACGTTGAGTAAGCTCTATTCCACAGAGCCTAGGGCCGTTGTCACGATCACAGAAATAGGCGTTGCTTAACCACCCATCACACGCTAAAACATCACAGGGCCGCTGCTCTCCCCAAAGTCTCCGTTTTGCTGATTGATGCTATGGGATTGAGTGCGGCCCGACCAACCCAACAACGCCCGCCACGCCTCTTAACAATGCGCAACAGGCGGGTTTTTTGTGTCTTTAACTGTATAGGGTGTTGATAGGGAAGCGCGCATTAACTGTTAATATGTCTGGCGGGACTTGATTGCGCGTCGGTTTTGTGTGAAGGTAGGCGGCGGGAGAGCTTTGTGGAAATCGCTCAATCCCGCCCATTTACGGCACGAAAGGAATAATGCCGCTATGAACACTATAGATAAGCCGCGCCCTAAAATCAAGGCTAGAGACGTTCCATATCTCTCCGATGATCTGCTAATGGCAGTTGCAAGAGATAAGCGAGTTAGCCTCCGATCTGTTGGGCTTTTTGCTAAGGTTCTGGCTAGTGGCCGGATGACCTTTACCATTAATTACGTCAAACAAATATGCATGATTGGTGATGCTAATGCCTATGGGTGCATCGAAGAGTTGTGCCTGCTTGGCTACCTCGACAATGTTGTGCGCATGACAGATGGGGACCCGCATGTGGTTTTGTGGGTGAAGCGAGAAACGAACGAAACTCACGACGATAGTCAGGATCACCCGGCTTACAGAGACGCATAATGAGCGCTCAGTACATGCCTTTGTACATTGGCGATTACGCCAGAGATACAACGCACCTGACTTGTGTAGAGCATGGCGCATACCTTCTATTGCTCATGGCTATGTGGAATGGTGGCGGTAAATTGCCGTCAGACGACATACGCCTGTCAAAGCTAACCAAGCTAACCGTTGATCAGTGGCGCGAGATAAGGCCAACGATAATGGAGTATTTTACGAAGCGCGGCGGGACTATGACGCAGAAGCGGCTCTCCAAGGAATACAAAAAATACGATGCAAAATTTGTTGCGCAATCTAAGGCCGGAAAAGAGACTGCGGTCAAAAAGCGCAACAAAAACAAAGAAAAACCGCCTAGCTTAGCATCAAAAAAAACGCAGCTAAGCTACCATAACCAGAACCATATAGAGTTATCTAAAGATAACTCTATAGAGGACGGTGATTTTGAAAAAGGATATGCGTGGTGAGCCTTCTCGAAAAAGAACTAATCGGCGCAGCCCTGAACTCGCCCGACGCCTCTGGGGAGGCTCTGGGCGTGCTGCCGGAATACTTCTCAAACCCGACCTATGCCGCTGTGTGGTCTGCTATCCAAGACTCACCTAGCGGCTACAGCTTAGCAACGATCATGTCTGACTTGCAGCACATCGATGGCGCTAGGGATTTGATAGCGGAGGCATACACTGATTGCCCTGCTGGATTTGGCACAACACGGATCACGGCTGAAAAGCTGATCGCTGATTACAAGCGTCGTCAGTCTCAGGTGATGATCGGCTACATGTGGAATGAGATTGAAGCCGGTAAGCCGGTGGAAAAGGCTCTTTCGAAGTACGTCCCTCACATGGAGGCTCTTTCCAAGATCGGGGGTAGCAAGTCTCGCTTCCAGCCGGTTTCGGCAAGCGATATCACAACCCCGATAACGCAGTGGCTGATTAAGGGTATTATGCCGATGCACGGCGTAGGCTTCATTGCAGGCGCTTCGGGCGCTGGGAAATCATTCCTGACCCTGCACGCCGCCCTTTCAATGGCTGCTGGTCGCCAAGGCGTCTTTGGGCGCAAGTGCGCTCATGCTGGCGTTGCCTATGTGGCGGCAGAAGATTTTGAGGGCTGCAAGTCTCGCGTCAAGGCGTGGCGGCTTAGAAATCCCTCTGACGAAGAGCCGGACTTTAGCCTGATCGATGGGCCAGTTAATTTGCTTGATCCTGCTTGCGTGGAGGATTTGATCAAGGCAATTAACCTTCTGCCCAATATAAAGCTGGTGGTGATTGATACGTTGTCTCGCTGCCTGCCAGGGGCCGACGAAAACAGCGCGGCAAGCATGACGCAGGCAATTGATGCGCTTTACCTCATAGCGCGCCTTACGGGCGCTTTCGTGTGCGCTGTAGCTCACCACGGCAAGAGCGGCACAATGGGCGGCATACGGGGCTGGTCAGGCCAGAACGCAGCAAGTGACATGACCGTGACTGTCGAGCGTTCGGAGGATGATCCAGACTTGCGCCTCATGAACCTGACCAAGATCAAAAATGGCATTGACGGGGCAAACTTTGCCTTCCGTTTAGATCGTGTCGGCCTTGGTATTTTCGATGAGGACGGAGACGAATTAGATTCGTGCGTCTGCCAGTTTGAAAAGCTTCCAGAGCGCGCCACCAAGGCGTCTGGAAGGCCTCTAGCGCCTCACCTAGAGATCGTCATGAAGGCCATCCGGCATATAATGGATCACGGTCAATTTGAGCCGCCTACGCCTAATCTGCCTCACAAGGGCTGGAGCCGTGCGGTGTCCTTCCAAGACGTGAAAGAGCGCGCCGTAAGAACCGGCTTCTCAGGTCAGGGCGTAGCGGGGCACGACAGGCTATCGAAGGCTCTTGAGTCCTTGGTGGCCGCTAACAAGATAGTTTACGACACAGAAAAGGACACGATGTGGCTGATTTAACCCAACCCCTAAACAAGCAAGGAGAGAATAACAATGATCGATAAGAGCAAGAACTATACGACGAGAGACGGACGCGCTGTGCGTATCTATGAGACGGGCAGTGGTGGACAATTTCCTGTTCATGGCGCTGTGTGGTTAAAGGATGAAAACAGATGGATTTCCAATTCATGGCGTGATGACGGCTATAATTTCACCCAAGGCCAATCAGTGCTTGATTTGGTATCTGCCGATCCCCACGGCATCATCCCAAGTCATAGGGAGTTGCTGGCTGGCGTCATCGATACTATGGGTGTTGTTTCTGCGTATTCAAAACGAATTCTGGAGCAGCCGTTTTGGGATATGGGCTGGTGTGAACAGGCAGCTTTGCGCGCCTTGGCAAAACTAGACGAACAACATAAGGGAGGTGGGTGATGAGTTTGCACGTATTCTTAATCGGGCTTGCATGTTTCATTGGTTGGTTCGTGTGGCTTCCGGCCATGTTTGAGTGTAGCGGAAGCGGGTCTTGGAATTACCATGGGGAAGTGACGTGGGCCAAGGTCAGCGGATGGGCGACCTTTCTTTGCTTTTTCGGTGGCCTGATTTTGTATTTCGTCGCGCACGCTTGACACCCTATAAAAACAAATACACACTACCCCTGCCAATTCCCCTCGTTGGCGTGTAAGCGTATCAAAGCCCGTCACTCTCCCCGGTGATGGGTTTTTTCTTGCCTGTGGCGTGATTTTGGGGTAAAGTTTCCGTGTTGAGAACTTGGCCGGTAAGAACGGATCGGGACACGTAGGAAACTACGGGGTGGTAAAGCGCGGACGGTACGTGCGGGTTCTCACATCAGTTTCGCCAGCAATGGCGTCCGGCAAGATGCAGATCGCGGTTCGATTCCGCGTGAATGCGGAAATAAGCAAACATAATAAAACGCTCACTGGTGGCCACCTTGCGCGGAATAAAAGTAGGCTGAAATCCGAGCTAATAGCTTAGTGGAAAAGCGGCATCGCTCCCAACACAAAAAAGAACCGCGCCGGTTAAAGCGCAGTCCCTAAAGCTTCTCAAAACAATCGGCAAGATTAAGCGTTCAACAAACTAAGCCATAACCATACCAGTCCAAACACCCCTAGACAGGCCATAGAGAGGGCTACAGTGCCAAAAGGCGTGAGCCGCACACATCCCTTCGTAACCGAGAATCCGGCTTCTCTACCGCTTGCTGAGCTTGATTGACGATGGTATCTGGTAAGCCAATGGGTGTCGTTGTTCATGATGTGGCTCCCGTGGCCTTGGCGATTAACTCGCGGGCTGCAATCAGGGCCGGATCGCTGTCTTCCATCCGCTCTACGGAATCACACTCGCCACCTAGATCTACAATTCTGTCCCTACCGGCCTCCATGGTTCTGACGTATGCGCGATACAGGGCCTTCATGCCGTCCAAAAGTTCTTTCGTTTCCATTTTCTCTCTTTCTCTACAAAAACAATGAAGTGTGTTATAGTGGTCGTGTAAGCTGTTTTGAGTCTCGTCGGTGTGTTTCATGAGGCAATCCCAAGGTCATTGTATGCCTTTAGGAATTGTTCGCGCTCAGATCGGCAATGAGCCTCAAGTGCCCGTTGCGCTGTGTAATGGGCTTTTTCAAGAGTGCTAAAGTTTGTCATGATCCTTTTGCATTCCTCCCAAGTGCATTTGACGCGGACGTTATGGCGAGCATCAAAGTTCACCTCTCCGTCGCGCCAGAAGCCATCTGTGGCTATAATCCAAACCTCTTCTTTGTTGGGATCGTATGGTTTAATGTCCATCCTATCCCCCTGTACGAAGAGCGGCGCGGGCAAGCCAGTTCGCCTTGGCTTCTTCAATAGTTTCTTCGGCAAAGTTAAATGGCCTATTGGCCTCGATGCGTTCGCTCTGGAAACCGATGGCTTCATACATTTCAGCCATGGCGGCACTTTGCTTCTTACCGCGATCAAGCGTGACGATGCCAGTTTCAACAGCGTAACGAAGATGGTCGTTTTCCTCCCTAAGCCTCTCGACTTCCTGTTTAAGGTTGTCACGTTCGGTGGCTGTTTCGGGAGCAGCGGCGACTAACTGCATGCGCCTCATGCCAACTTCGTCCCAATAGCGTCCGTCGCCGTCTGGATTTTCCATCGTGACGTTATCGGCATTGAAAGTATCGCAGATTGCCTTTCCTGCCTCGTCATATACGGCGGCATAATGGTCTCGAGTGCCGTTGACGTTGCACTCCACCCAATCTGAGTGCCACTTAACCCCGTGATACCAAGGCTCTTCCGTATTTGTTTCGTTTGCCATGGGTGAAAATCCTTAAAAGTTGACGAGTTCAGCGGCTTCACGAAGCTTGGCGACGACTTGTGCTTGGGTGTGAGTGTCGTTGAATTCAGCGACATCCCCACAAACCCGCGCAAGCGTATCTTCGGCACTAAACAGGACGTCCAATTGACCTTGCGCCGCCATGTCAATGGCTCCGAAAGCGCACCAGCAGCACGCTTCGGAAGACTTAGGATCAACGGACAATCCGTCTGCGTCTCTGGCGTAAAACTCTTTTGAGTGGCGGCCCTCTGGCTCTATCAGGTTGGCGGCCTCTAAGAGAACTTGCTTTGCAGTTTTCATAGTCGTGTCCTTTCAGGAACGGGAGGGGTTAAAACAGGTTACAGATGGAACAAACAACACCCGCAAACCCCAAACAAGCTAAACCACTAAGGGTTAGGTGAGCGTAGGCGGCGATCTTGTCTTTGAGTGTGGGGGTCATTGAGCGTCTCCTTGCTGATGTTGTCCCAAGCTACCACCGTTAAACGATGGTGTAAACAGAAAAGACGGGCGTTAAAAGAATTATTTTCGTCGCTTGACGCGGCGATAGCTGCAATCTATGCTGTCTAGGTAGTCGAAAAAGGATTTTGCCATGACAGATGAAGATATTGACCGCCATATTGGCAAGCGTATGCGCAGCATCCGTCGCGGCGCTGACATTCGCCAGTCCGAGATTGCCGCAGCGCTGGGAATTAGCGAGTCACAAGTTCAGCGTTACGAACGCGGCACTAACAGCATTAGCGTTCCAAAGCTTTTCAAGGTGGCGGCGGAGCTAAAGGTTCCTCTGGTCAGCCTTTTTGATGGCCTTTTGTAGGTCTGAGCGATCAAACGTACAGCATAACCCACAGGATGGGATAAGATAAATGAGTGGCATAAGGAGATTGCCCCCAGGGGGCCGCATGGTGTCTTTGCCTGAATTGAGTTCTATAATTCGAGCAAATCAAGATTGCGACATAGTTATTTCTATGGAAAGCGGGAAGCCACTTTTTACTTTTATAGGTCGTGGCCATAACCCACATAAGGAGAGAGAAGGTGACACCTTTAGGGGCGCTTGACTTAAAATTCCACTGCGGCGATCTGGACCGCGATTTGACCATCCGTGACTATCTCAAGGAATTGCTGGAAACTCTTTTCCGAGAAACTGAGGGCTTTAGCGGTAAACGTCCTTTTGGCAATTCCGGTTGGGATTACGATCTCGCCAAGCCCCTCATTGAGGTTGGCTGCATAGCCGGAAGGATTGATGAGTACGGGTATGCGGAAGAATTTGACGAGGCCGTTTACACCGCCTTCGTTTATTCAATGATCCGCGCCCTGTAAGGCCCCAACCCTTGCAAACACACATAGACCGTTATAGAGTGGAGAGGTGCGGGGGCCTGCCTCTGACCGCATTAGCAATGTCGGGCGCGCCTGCTGAAAAGATTGCAGGCAGTGGCATTAAGCGGATTTAACAGACCGAAGTGAAAAGCAACGGCCCGCACATACTCCCATCGCCAAGCCTCTTGTCTTTCCCAGCCCAACAAGATAACATCCAATCATCAGCAGGAGGCTAAGACATGACCGGACCATACGTTTTGTTCATGTCGCCAGCAGCATATAAGGCATGTGTAGCTGAAATGGGTTCACATGAGGCAATTGAGGCTTGGTATCAATCCCATTACGGCGTCAAGACGGAAGTCAGGGTAACGCGACCAATTCCCGTAGGCCCATCGCACAAAGGCATTTAGCATGAGTTCCCCCAGTCACAAATCAGCATCACGTATTAACGCAGCATGGGCCGCTAACAAGGCGACCATCAACAGCGTGAAGATTCCATCAGGCCCTATTATCGAAGGTGCCTCTATTGATCCTTACGCGGGCAGCTTTGACGTAAAGTTTCGCACACCACAGCAAACATCAACAGCGGCCCTGACTACTCCACTGTATCAAAGGCTCCTGACAAGAGAGCGGCAGGCGGATTGATGTCCGATTTCCACACGAATGAATTTGCTTCTCATGAGGCCTATGTAGTCCTTATACAGGATAAGTCGCTAACCTGCCCCGCATATCTTGCACAAGTGGATGGTTTGTTTCCGCGTTACAACGCCTTCAACCACAAGCAAACGCTTTTCATCAGTGAGCGACAAGCTAGGGCAGCTATCAAATCATTCATTGGTAGCGATACGGAGAACTTGCCAGAGATCGGCAAGAAGCCAACGCCAAAATGGCGGTTCCAAATCCTAAAGGTTGCGCCCAGTGTAGGTGGTTGGGAATATTCAAGCCAAGAGCGAGCAGATGTCCATTAAGTTATCACCAGATGGCGAGCGTGAGGTGTCAAATATAATGGCCTCCTTTTGCCGTGAGCAGATAGGGCTTATAGCCGCAAAGCCAGCGCCGCACAAACTAGGTGCATGGCTCAAGAAAAAGCGCATAGAGCAGTTTGCGCGATGGGTGGCTCAATACGAAGAGAAGCTTTAATGCCAGCCCTACACAACAACAGACACGAGCTTTTCGCACAGGGTATCTTTAAGGGACTTACCCAAGAACAGGCATATATCGAAGCTGGCTATTCGCCTAATGGCGCTAGAGGTGCCAGTACGAAAATTCTGCAAGCAGAAGCAAGCATAATGAACCGTGTTCACGAATTACAGGAGCGTAAGGCTAATCGCGCTGTGTGGACTAAGGTAGATGTGCTAAACAAGCTTGCGGCGCTGCATGATCAATTCGCAGCTAACGAAGACCCTGCCAGCGGATCAGTTGCCCGCGCATCGCTAATGGACTACGCCAAGCTTGAGGGAATGATCATTGATAAATCCATTACAGCCGACACGACCATAGATGACCTTCTCAAGTCTATCGCAACAACAAAAGATTGACGCGCTTCTCAAGCTCAAGCGCGACTTCCGCTTGCATGCCGAGACATGCCTAAAGCTAAAGGCCAAGGACGGTGCGTTAAAGCCGTTCAAGCTGAACCAAGTTCAAGATTATGTACATGACCGCCTAGAGCAGCAGAGATTAGAGACTGGCAAGGTTCGCGCCCTGATCCTCAAGGCCAGACAGCAGGGTATCAGCACCTATATCAGCGCTCGGTACTACAGTAAGGCGACAATGAACACGGGCCGCTCAGTCTTCATCCTCACGCATGAGGACAAGGCCACGCAAAACCTGTTCGACATGGCCAAGCGCTACAACGACAACAACCCCATAGCGCCAAGCACCAAGAACGATAACGCCAAGGAACTATCCTTTGCTGCATTGGATAGCGGTTATGGCGTGGGCACGGCAGGCGCTAAGGCTGTGGGGCGGTCTAAGACTATCCAGATGCTACACGGCTCTGAGGCTGCATTCTGGCCTAATGCTGCAAGCCATTTCTCCGGCGTGGTTCAAGCTGTACCTGATTTGCCTGACACGGAGATTATCCTAGAGAGCACAGCTAATGGCGTCGGTGGTGAGTTTCACGAGCGCTGGCAAATGGCTGAGCGTGGAGAGGGTGATTACATCGCCATCTTCATTCCGTGGTTTTGGTCTGACGAGTATCAGCGTCCCGTGCCTGTGGATTTCCAGCCCAACCAAGAAGAGGCCGAGGAGCAAAGGCTTTACAATCTCAGCAATGAGCAATTGGTTTGGCGCAGGGCAAAGATTGCCGAGCTAAAAGACCCACTGTTGTTCAAGCAGGAATACCCGGCGACCGCTGCTGAGGCCTTCCAGATGACGGGCCATGATGGGTTTATCAAATCTCCCATCATCATGAGCGCCCGCAAGAACAAGACTGATGGAATCGGTCCTTTGGTCATAGGGGCTGACCCTGCGCGCTTTGGTGACGATCTGTTTGCTCTGGCATGGCGCAGGGGGCGTAAGGTTGAGAAGGTCGAGAGCAAGCCCAAGACGGACGTTGTGGAGGGTGCTAACTGGCTTCGCATGATCATTGATAGCGATGCGCCCGACGCGGTGTTTATCGATGCTGGTGGTGTTGGTGGTGGCGTATACGACATGCTCAAGAATTGGGGCAAGCCGTACTCTGATATTGTGAGAGCAGTTAACTTTGGCGGCAAGCCTCACGCGCCACAAACTGTCGGGACTGATGGCAGATATTTGCCAGGGCCAAGTAATCGACGTGCTGAGATGTGGTCAAATAGCCGCGATTGGCTTGAGGATGTCGCGGGTGTTGATATTCCAGACATGGATGTGTTACAAGCAGATGCTTGCGGGCCATCTTATCGTTACAACACCAATCAGGAACTTGTCTTGGAATCTAAAGAGGACATGCGCAAACGTGGTGTGAAATCCCCCGACTATTGGGACGCGATAGCCCTAACGTTTGCTGAGCCGGTGAAGGTTCGCAATTCGCTCGCACAAGACCGCTACGGCAAGAAACCGCAACGCAGATCGGCCTGGGCATCATGACAAAAGAAGAGATAGACCGATTGGTTGCTGAGCATATGAAGCCCACAGGCTGTGCTTGGTTGGATACATGGACCGGTCGCGCTGCGGCCCGTCGTCAATATTTGGAGGCATACAATGACCGGGAAACGCAAATACACACGACGCAACGAGGTCAAACCAACTGACCAAACGGCGACCACTGAGCACCAGGATTTTGAGGCCAAGATGGATGAGCCTCGTACAAAGGATGGCCCCCAGCCTTCTGAGGATAGCGCAAAGGCTCCTGAGCAGACCCGCCGTCGCTCTGGCGCTGACGACAAGCCCTATGTCAACGAAGAGACCGTACAGCCTGTTGAGAAGGTAACTAGTTCACTTGGTGAGCATGAGGCAGTCGGTCTTGTTGAAGAGGCTATTTACGCCCACGACATGCAGGATGTCATGGTGCGCTTTGACACCTTGGGCCGTAAGTGGACGTTTCGACCGGACGTTGAACAAGGCCAGACGGTGTTTTACATTGAATGCGCCATTCCCTCGGTTACGGAGAGCTTGACTATTTCCAACTCACGCTTTGGGCTGGATGGTTCGCGTGATGAGGTCAAGTCGGCCATTGAGCAGCTTGACGAGGTGGTGCGGTGATTGATGCTTCGGTTGATCCAATCGGAGCGATCAAGGAATTGCAGGGCGATGTCTCGCGCGGAAAGCTACAGCTTTTGCGTGACGAGATTGAAACCTGCCGTCAATGGTTTGATGCGGTTCAAGATTTAAATTCTGGCTATCTGGAGGCGAAAGATTACAAGCTTGCCGCCTCGCTGTATGATATTCTAGGGATGCGCGTTCCCAACTCAATCAAGGCAAATATAAGCTGATGGAAAACGAAACCCCCGGCACCTATGATGACGAGCTAGAGCGTAAGTTCAAGGATTGGAACAAGGCCATTGATAGCCATTTTGGCCCATGGCTGAGTGAGGCTAAGGAGTGCTTTGACCTGACCGCTGGCGAACAGTGGACACAAGAAGAGCGCTCACAAATGCAGGAGATTGAGAAAATCCCTGTGACGTTTGACCGTATCGGCGTGATGGTGGATGCTGTCTCAGGTTATGAAATCCAGACGCGGCAAGAGGTGGCGTATCTGCCTCGGACTGTGGACGATTCGGCTGTTGATGATATCCTCACCGCTGCGGCTAAGTGGGTCATGGACGGTTGCGATGGGGAGAGCGAAGAGTCCGACGCCTTCCGAGATATGATTATCTGCGGCGTGGGCTGTACTCAGACCATCGTTGATGTGGACGAAGACAGCCATATCCTGATTGAGCGCCGCAATCCTATGGCTGTGCTGCCTGATCCCTCGGCACGTAAGGGTAACTATGCAGATCGACGTTATCAACGCCATCGCATGTCCATGTCGCGTGATGCTGCGGAGGACTTCCTTGCCAAGCTTGAGATCAATGACGAGGACGTTGATGGGTTGGAGGATGATGGTGGCAACTTCAAGCGTGCAACCATCGTAGACCCTCGTGTGCGCTATACCCACGGCATGTTAGGCCCAAATGACGACAATGAGGTGATCCTTGACGAGTGGGAATGGTTTGAGCGTGAAAAGACTTACATGGTCAGCGTTGAAGGCGAGGCTAAACTTGTCGGTGATGATGAGTTTGGCGAGTTATTCGCTGCAAACCATGGCCTGGATCATGTTAGCACGCATACTAAGAAATATTATCGCGCCATTTGTGCGGGCAATCGTATCCTGAAAGTTATCCCGCTCAAAATGGACTCGTTTAGCTATCGGTTCATGACCGGCAAGCGCGACCACAACAAGCGGACCTATTACGGCATTGTGCGGGCGATGAAAGACCCGCAACGGTGGGCTAACAAGCTGTACAGCCAAATCCTTGATGTCATGCGCAAGAGTGCGCAGGGCGGCTTACTGATGGAAAAGTCAGCCGTTGAGGACATCAACCAGTTTGAACAGTCTTACACCGGCAATGGTACGACGTGGGTTGAAGACGGCGCGCT